CAAGCGGTGCGTGACGGGGTTGCTCGCTATCGCCGCCTCGCACGCCAGGCGGTAGGACGCGGCGAGGGGGCCAGCCTAAAGCCCGCCGAGAGGATGATCCTGTATTGGATGGACACCATGCGTATGTCCATCGACGCCGAGCGAGATCGCATCTACGACGGTGCCGGGGGGCAAGGCCGTGCCGTCTACGGACCCACCCTGATCCTGCTTGACACCGACAGGGCCGCGTTCCTGGTCCTACGCGAGATGCTGAACCTGACTATGGAGCACGCCGCAGGGGTGAAGTTCACCAAGGCCGTCTACTCGGTCGGCAGGGCGTGGTTCGCGGAGATTAACTACGACCTGATACGCAAAGATTGGGAGTGCAAGAAGGGCCTGACCGACCGGGTACGCCGCCTAAACCCCGTTAAGATTAACTGGTGGGCCAAGCGGACCCTCGACGATCACCATTGGGACCGCAACGTGCTGGTCAAGCTGGGGGCGTGGATGGTCAGCACGGCGGCGGCGATCTGTGCCGTCGATGAGTACGAGGACGTGACGGACTTCCGGCCCGCATGGAAGATGGAAACCCGGTGGACGGGGGTAAACCGCCAGTGCAAGTTCATTGGCATGAGCAACGACCTGTACCAGATCATCGAGGACGGGCACGCACTGCGTCAGTTCCTTCGTCCCCGGTATCAGCCGATGTTGGTCCAGCCGATGCCCTGGACGGCAGACACGGACGGCGGGTACGTCAGGATCAGGACGCCGTACACCACCAAGCCCACGTCCGACCAGAAGGATGCCATCCGGGCGGCACCCCGAGCCAAGATCGACGCGGCAAAGGCGGCGATGGACGCGACACCGTGGCGGATCAATAGAAGACTGTATAGTATTGCTATACAATTATGGGAGTCGGGCGGGGCACTGGCGGGTCTGCCTCGGCGGGACGATATCCCATACCCGCCGCACCTACCCGACGATGCGGACAAGGCCGCCAAGGATATCCGGCGGGCCGAGGCTAGTCTGATCCGCCGCAAGAACCACGCGATCAGGAGCCATCGCCGGCAGATTGAGTCCGTGCTGCACTCCGCCAACAACTTCGTAGACGTAGAGCGGTTCTGGCTACCCCACCAGTTCGACTTCCGGTATCGGACCATGCCGATACCCCAGCCGCTTAACCACCACGGCGGCGACATGGTCCGGGGCCTGCTGGAATACGGCGAGGCCCGGCCGGTGTCCGACCCGTACTGGCTCAAGATCCAGATGGCGGGGTTCTGCGGTTACGACAAGGTAAGCACGGCCGACCGGGTCAAGTGGGTGGACGACAGCATAGACGCGATCGTGGGGTGGGCCGAGTCCCCGCTTGAGAATACCGGGTGGATGCTCATGGAAGACCCGTGGCAGGCATTGGCGTCGGCGATCAGCATTGTTGACCCCGAGGCCGCCGCCCATATCCCATTCAGGACTGACGGGTCGTGCAACGCCCTACAGCACTACGCCGCCCTCGGACGTGACCACCGATCTGCCGGGCTGGTGAACCTGCTGCCCGCCGACGCCCCAAACGACGCCTATGCTGACGTGCTCGCCCGTGTGCGGGAACGGGTCGAGCAGGACGCCGGGACCAGCGAAAAGGTATATAAGAGCCACAACCGGGAGATGCAGCTATCCGAGCTTGCCGACTCGATCCTGACCGTCCTGACCCGCAAGGTGGTCAAGCAAACGGCCATGACCACCATGTACGACGTGACAGACGTAGGTGCCAAGCGTCAGATAAGGGAGCAACTCAAGCGGGCGGGCCTCAAGGATGAGAGGCTGTACCTGGGCGGCAAGTACCTCGCCAAGATGGTCGTCGAGTGTGCGATCCAGAGTGTGGGAGCCGCCGGCCCGATCATGGCGTGGCTGCGTAACTCGGCAAGGTCGATCGCCATGTCCGGCCACCTTGTCCAGTGGACGACGCCCCTGGAGATGCCCGTGGTCCAGCCATACAGGCTGACGGGGGTGGGGCGGGTTAGGACGGTGGGTTCGGACATTCGGGTTCCGGGGATGTCCAAGACCGCCAATCCGTCCGTTGGCAAGCAGCGGCGCGGGTGTCCCCCAAACTTCATCCACTCGATAGACGCCACGCATATGCTGATGTCGGCTAAGGCCGCCCACGACGCGGGTATCCACTTCGCGGCGGTACACGACTCGTTCTGGTGCCACGCGGTTGACGCCGCGCGACAAGGGCGTATCTTGCGGGAGCAGTTCATCGAGCTTCACGAACTAGACCTGCTGGGGGCGCTGTACGAGGAATGGACCGAAATGTACCCCAAGGCCAACATCCCCCCCCCTCCGGAACCGATCGGTACGCTGGATATCAACCTGGTCATGGACGCCACCTATGCGTTTGATTGATCCGTTAATCCGGATGGACGGATACACTAGCGCCGTATATGAGGAAAAGGAGTCCTCGGAGGGATCGACCCATGAACCAAGTTGTCATCATCTTCGCCACCGGGTACGCCTCTTGGTGGATGATCTTACGGATGTGGAGGCGTCCCAAGGTCGCCTTCCGTGCGTTCTCGGCCCGGATGGCCCGGATCATCCTGTGGGCCGACATCAGCCATTGCTCGGTCTGCGTTGGCGACAGGGTTCTGGATAAGCAAATGTCCGGCCCCGCCTACTGGCCCTTACACAAATATCTCAAGCACTACCCTACACTTAGCCACGCATACATCGTCCCGACCCCGTTGCCCGCGAGTTTCCAACACATTCATATCGGGGGGCCTATCCGGTCCTTACAAGTTATACATAAATGGGTTACAAACGGAAGGCGGGGGACGGACGATTGCGTCGGCTTGACCGTGGCTGTCCTGAGAGATGCGGGCATAGAGATACCCAAGAGGGTATTCAGCCCAAAGCGTCTTGATGTGTGGATGGGCCGTAAAGGTTTTAGGAGGATAGACTTATGAAGTTCGGCGACCCATTCCCGCATGACATGACGGCGGGCACGTTCGTTGATACGCTCGACAAGATGGTGCCCAGGCCCCACGTCACATCAAACATGCTGGCCGACGAGAAGGGAAGGATGGATATCGCCTTAGACGAGGGCAAGCGTGAGCTTGTGGACAGGCTCATCGCGTGGATGAACAGAAAGGAAGGCGATCGTGGGTGATGACATATTGGATAAGGTGTTCGGGTTCGACCCCCCACCCGACCCCCCAGCCCCACCGCCGCCGCCGCCACCCGAACCAGAAGTAGACACCGTTCTGGACCAGTCCGAACTTGAAAAGGTCGTCCGCGACAGAAGCCGCAAGGAGGCCGCACGGAGGGGTCGGGCGTCCCTGATCCGTGATGATGCGGGTACTAGCTCATTTGGCGGGTCCGGGGTAAGCATACTTTAATGAATGACTCAACAATCTCCGCCATGTACGAGGGCGGAGCGGGCAGGCGATCGTCCGTTCTGGACCGCGCAAGGCGGTTCGCCGCGCTAGCCAAGCCCCACGTCCTGCCGCCCGACGGGCAGAGCAAGAACACCGACCTACCCGAGAACTACCAGTCTATCGGAAGCCGGGGTATCTCGGCGCTGGTCGGCAAAAGCCTGATCGCCCTGTGGTCGTTCGGCACGCCGTTCTTTCAGCACAAGCCCGCCGGCATGATTATGTACGACCCCAATGTCGCGACGGAAACCAAGCGGCAACTTCAGACCATGATGCTCGGCTGGGATATGACACTCATGTCCATGTTAGAGTCGTCCGGAACCTCGGACGTGCGGCGGTCGATGGCGAGTTTTAGGAGCCGCAAGCGGACAGTGCTTGAGCAGCTATACGTCACGGGCGATTGCCTTGAGCGTATGGACGACGACTTTCGTATCCAGGTATTCCGCCGGGACCAATACATCACACGCCGAGACGACGCCGGCTGGGTGATCGACCACATCACATGCGAACTGGTTGACCCCCGCGCCATGGTCTACAACATGAGGACCGGCATGGTGGGCAGCGGGACCAACGCGGAGTTCCTAGAACAGTGTGAGCTTCCCGTAGACATCGCCGACAAGGATGTTGATGAGCGCATGCAGAAGATGTTTACGCACATCGACTGGAACCCAGAATCAAAGCGCTGGGTCATCCGGCAGGAATGCAACGGCAAGATATTCAATACCGTTGAGGAAACGGTCAGCCCGTACTTCTCTACGGCGTTCAACCTTCCCCCCGGAGAGGATTACGGACGCGGCATCATCGAGGAAAACGACGGCGATCTGCGGTCGCTCGACGAGATATCGCACCGTCGTCTTGACCTGCTGGCGCTGGCATCCAAGGGCCTGATTGTCAAGGACGAGAACTCGATGATGCGTGACGTGGACCTTGAGCAGGAGTCTGGCAAGGTCATCCACGGCCGCGTAAAAGGCGGCGTGGTGGACGACGTGGCCCTGCTTAACTTCGCGGCCGTCCGTGAGTTCAACATGATTAACGAGGGCATCAAAGACCTGAGCCTCAACCTTGCCCGCGCGTTCCTGCTTGAGTCCGCATCACAGCCCGACGGAGAACGTGTCACGGCCTACCAGGTGCGGCGCATAGCTAACGAGATCGACAGCGCTCTGGGCGGATCGTTCGCACCCATCTCGGACCAGCAGCAGCTACCTATGGTCGCCCGCATGGACCACATCGGCAAGAAGAAGGGCCTTATCCCAAACTTCCCCGGCAATGCGGTGAACGTGGAGATCACAACCGGCATCGCGGCCATGAGCCGCGACCTGCAATTCGCCAAGGGCGTCGAGCTTGCACAGATCATGGCGCAGATGCCAGAGGCCGCACAGCAGCGTATCAACTGGTCTATCTTCGCCGAGAGGCTGTTCGAGCTTCGTGCGTTCCTCGAACCGGGGATCGTCAAGACCGACGCCGACATTAAGAGAGAGGCCGACGCCGCGATGAGGCAGGCTATGGCCGCAAAGGCCGGCGAGCAGGCCATCGAGTCAACCGGGGCTATCGCCGAGAACGTATCTAAACAACAGCCCACTAACCAAGGAGGTTAATCATGGCAGAGGATGGCGGCGGCAACCAAGCCGCCCTGGCGGCTCCCGTACAGGAGCAGGAAACCAAGAAGTACGCGGGCAAGTACGACACGCCCGAGGCGCTTGAGACGGCCTACAAGGCGCTTGAGACGAAGCTGGGAAGTCAGCAGACCAAGCCAAAGCCTTCGAGCGATCCGAACGACATCATGGCCGCAACGCCAAACACGCCGACCGAGTTCTCGTCCTACGACGACCTCGTAAAGTCCACGGGATACGAGACGACAAATCTCTACAAAAAGTGGTCCGGCGGCGAGGACCTGGACGACTTCTACGCCAAGGCGTCTAAGCGTCTGGGTGTGAGTAAGTCACTGGCTAAGGAAATCACCGATACGAAGTTGGGGGCGTTCAAGGCACGCAACGATGCGGCCATGAAAACGGCCGTTGACGCCGCAGGCGGGCAGGATCAGTTCGATGCCCTGCGCAACTTCATGGGTACGCTCGACCCGTCAGAACAGTCCGAGTACCGCGCCGCGGTGAACAACCCGTCGACCACCAAGTTCGGCATCCAGAGCCTTGTCGAGCGTTACAACCACTCCATCGGTGCCGACGGGGGCGGCAAGCTGGCCGGCGGTAGGCCGCCATCGGCCGTGGGCGGTGGGTTCAGCAACTTCAACGACTACGCTGCGGCGCTCAAGCTCAAGTCTCAGGGCCGGGCCGATCAGGGCACACTCGCCAAGATCAATAATACACCCGAATCGGTAATCGACCTGGTCAACCGGCCAGGCTAAGGAGGACGGTAGATGACTTTCAAAGTCAAAGACGACATTCAGGCCAAGCTGAACGAGTGGGGTACGACGTATTCGTGTTCCATCATATCGGCCGAGCAGGACCAAAAGACGAAGAAGATGGTCAAGGTCGAAGACCCACACCGCAAATACAAGGTCGTGCTTATTGACAAGCTGACTAAGCAGGCGTGGGGGGATCCGGGATACGGCGCTGGCAAGGAAGCGGCTCTGCAAGACGCCGTCTCAAGGGCCCGGCCAGAAGATGACAAGCCGATGACCACGCCGCAACTGGCGGAGGAGAACAAACGTCTCCGGGCACAGCTTACGGCCATACAGAACCCCGAGATGAAGGTGGAGGGAAAAGAAACCATCAAGGCCATTGACCGACCCCGCACAAACTCCGTCAACGGCAAGAAGGTTGCCGTGGCAAGCGGAGACTGACATTACCGCACGCACTTATAACTAGGTGTGTGCGTTTTCGCGCATCGTACCGGACTCTTATTGACTTCCGTGGCGGTGGGCGTGCTTTACCGATGTGCATGATAGCCTGTTGAAGCGATCGGATACCCGTAAGGCCCGACGCCATGCAGACACCTACATGGGCTGAGTGAAAGCGAACGACGTTTGACGTTCCTTCCTCTTTCATGGAGTTTTAATCATGGCATCATCCAATGCCGTCCGCTTCCTATCGGACGGTTCTACGGACTTCGGCCTGTCGCTGACACGCGACTTCAAGGGCCTGGTCCTCAACGCCTTCCGTGCTAAGACCGTCCTGTGGGACAATCTTAGTTCATACGCCGAAGTCAAGAGCCTTGACGACGGCAACACACACCAATTTATGATCGGTTCCGAGGTCGCTGAAGGCGAAGATCACACCCCTGGCGACGAACTGTTAGGTCAGGCCTACAGCTTCACCAGCGGCACTGTCACCCTGGACTCGATCCTTGTCCGGCACTTCGACGTGCCACTGGACCAGAAGGTCACAAGCCACTTCGACGTGATGGCAAACCTCGCGCATAAGATCGGCACCGACCTCGCAATCCAGTACGACAAGCGAATGTTCCAGGCGGGTCTTATCGCGGCCCGCACCGCTGCGTCAAGCGGCTATCATAACGGCGGCAACGTCGTTGAGATCGCTGCCGACACCGTGGCCGCTGGTTACGCTGCCAGCACCACGGGCGCAGAGGCGTTCCGTGACTCGGTCGCCGAACTCGCCCAGGTAATGGACGAGGACAACGTGCCCGAGGATGGTCGCACCCTGTTCATTCCGCCGTACATTCGGCGCGTGCTGGGCGCGAGTGACACCGGCGGCACATATATCCCGATCTGGGATAAGGACGCCACCAAGGGCGAGAATACGATCAACGATCGTTCTATCGGCATCCTTGAGGGTTTCCGCGTTGTCATAACCAACCACCTTCCATCGACCAACATCACCACCGGCCCGAGCAACTATCAGGTTGACGCGAACGTCGCCGGTGCGGTCGGTCAGCCGGCCGCACTTGCCCTGTGCCGTAGTGGCTCCGATGCCGCTATCGGTGTGGTCGATGCGTTCGGACTCCAGACAGAAATCCATGATGACAGTCGGCGCAACACCACGTTTATGAAGGGCCAGCTTTACCTCGGTGCGGGCACGCTCGCACCTTGGATGGCCGGCGAAATCCGCGTGGACAAGGCGTAACCCCTGACCCGGCCGCCCACGGGCCGGGGCTTTTTTAACTTTACACACATAAGGAACTGCCACAATGGCAAATAGAACGCAAAGCAAGAACTTCCTGACGAGTGCGATGGGCCTTGGCGCCAAGCCATCGTCCACGACCTTGATCGGGCTGTTCTCGGAACTGAACAAGCTTGACGGGTTGTATTACATTCCCGGCATGACCGTCGATCACTACGGCAGCGGCGGTCCAATCGTCCAGGTCAAGATCACCCTTAACGCCGCGCCCATCGCGTTTACTGACCAAGCGGACACCATCCAGTATGGCGGCATGAAGATTTACGACTTCCCCGAGGGGCACCTGTGTATCCTTGGCGCGGTCATCGACGGGTCTGTGGCCCCCGCCGCGACCAGCGATGAGGGCACGCTCACTGCCGGGTTCGCCGGCGACGTTGCCATCGGCACCGTGACGGCAACAACCGGGGCGTCGCTTACCAGCACCGAGGCAGACATCCTTCAGTCTACAGCCACAACCACAGCCGTCGCCGGCGTGGCGAACTGTGATGCACAGTCGATCGCAACGGCACTCACGGAGAGTGGCGCTCGGTGGCTCGACGGTACGGCGACCGCGAATGACGCCTATCTTAACTTCATTATCGACGACGCGGCGGCGCACAGGGATTCGGTCGGCACGGTCACGGCTGTCGTGTACCTGACGTACCTGATGCTCGGCGACAACTAATTCATCCTCCTTCCCCCCCGGCTTTGGCAAGTCCGGGCCGGGGGGTTTTACTTTAGGGGCAACCTATGGCAGTAACAGCAGCGGCGGCGGGCAACGCCAATACCGTCGCTTCGGCGACCGTAACCAAGTGCTATCCCGGCACGAACACCGACAAGTGTTCAACAATCCTGATCCAAGTGGACTCGGCCTCTTTGGCCGCACTACAAGTCAGCGTCACGGGCGTCCACACGCACTTGAGCGACGGCACGGGCACCTACTTCTCTATGGCGGCGGGCACCGAGCAGGCGTTCAGGGCGGGCCTTGACGACATTACCGCCGTCTACGTCAAGGGCAACGGCGGCACCGCAACATTCAATTGGAGTGTCATCGCCAAGGGGGCGCGATAAATGGCACCACAAACCCGATCGGCCCTTAGTACCGCCGCCGTAGTGGTCGGGTGGGCTTTCCTGTCCGCCGGCATCGTTTGGTGGAGCGCGGTGGCGTACAGCCATATTCAAGAGAATGGCGATCTTAGTAAACAGAACGCGATTGATTTGAGAGTCCGTGACGCTCGCTTCGTCGAGATCGAGAAGTCTCTTGCGAGAATCGAAGTGAACATCGAATATCTCCGCAAGGCGTCCGATAAGTATGTTCGGGAATAACACCATGAATCATGTTTAGGAGGACCGTATGATCGAATGGATGAAGCATAACAAGGAGGGGTTGGTTGTGGTCGTCGGGGCCATACTCCTGATCGCCGTCCTCGCCTACGCGCAGGGGTGTGCGATCGAGGACATGGTTAGGATGACCACGACCCCGAAGATGCAGCAGGTCACGGGCGCGGCCCCGGTTATCTCTGTAGGCGCCTACCCCGACGTGCGGGCCGACTTCGTTCAGTCCGCCGCCAAGGAGCTTGAACGCAACGACGCCGAGTACGCCAGACAATCGTTCTGGGTGGATTTTATCCGTAACAGCGTGTCGGTGTGGCAGCCCGTGGCAGAGGCGGGCGCGGCTACCGTCCCCGGCGGGACGATCCTGACCGGGCTATTGTTCGGTGCGGGCGGCCTCTTGATGCGTAAGCCCGGCGACGGCAAGATCATCGACCAGACCAAGCAGCAGGCGGCCGACGCGCTGTTGCAGTACCAGCGTGACCTCGCGGCCGAGAAGATGAAGTCCTACAATAAGGGCCTCGCGGTCGGCAAGGGAACCGCATGAGCCTGATAGACTATACCGAGCTTAACGCCGAACTCGCCAAGCTGCGGGAACGCATCGACAGCGCCGACAACCACACGGCGAACCTCGCACACGACCTCAGCGAGCTTGCCCCGGAGGTGTTCCGCAACACGGCGCGGCTTGACGACCTCGGCGGCGTGCCGCCGGTTGACCCCGTACCCGATCCGGTTACGCCCGCACCCAATCCGGTTACGCCCGCACCTATTCCCGGTACACGCCGGTTCGGATGCAACATCGGCTACAAGGTGGACAAGTCGTGGTCGCCGGACAAGCCGGATCACCCCAACTACGCCAAGATCGTCGCCCCGTTCGGGTGCTATCGGTTCATGGACTGGTGGAAAACCAACGACGACCTGAATAAGGGCGGCGGAATCAACGACGCGCAAAAGGCGATGCTCGACCGGCAGATCAACCTGTGCAACGAGAACAACGCGGATATGTACCTATGTCTGCTGTATCACGACAGCGACACCACCATATTCTACAAGGTCGCCCGGTGCCGGGACGGCCTGCGTCACGGCCTGAATCTGTACGTCGAGTGGATCAACGAGCCTTGGAACCTGGGCACCAACGTATCGAAAGAGATCCAATGGCTATCCGGCGTGTCCAGCTACGGCGGCGGGGCGAACCTCGCCTTCTTCGACGTGTGGGCACGCTACGCATCCAACGCCTTTAAGATCGCCAAAGAAGCTTACCCAGCCTGTGTGACCGTGCTTGGTTGCCTGACCGCAAACAGGTGGGTTGCAGAGAAGGTCGAGGAACGGCTGACCACCAAGCCCGACGCGCACGGTCTGACGTTCTACTTCGGCAGCGGCTTGGGCGGTACGCCATCGACCACCACCAGCGTAGACGACATCCTCGCCCGCGCCGCCGACAAGATCCAAGATAAGGAATTACCCCGCATCCGCGATCACGCTCGGTGGTCTAAATCCATCGGTCGCCGCATCGTCGGCTATGAGGGTGGTCCGCACCTGACGCTGGACCCAAACCTGCACACCTCGCACAATCGGGTATGGCAGGCCATGAACCAGGCGAACCGCGACCCCCGGATTATCCCGCTGATCGAGAGCGTCGTCCGGGTCGCCGAGGCCGAGGGCTATGAACGCCTGTTCTGGTTCAACCTTACCACGCTATACGACCAGTGGGGCAGTTGGGGGCTGTGCGAATCACTGGACGACACCAACACGGC